CATTTTTAACAGGCTAATGGGGGATTGCCTATGTAAAATCCCCCAACTAAAACTTATGGAAAATGCAAAAATTTTGGTAGCGATACCATATCATAGAGCAAAGGAATATGCTCTCGATCATCTACTTGAAAGAGTAGAGCAGTTAAGTTATAAAAATATTCAAGTTGTAATGCGATGGGATCTTGCTGAATATGGTGGAGAAAATAATGTAAAAAAGCAGAGAGAATTCTTCCGGCAAATGGTGCTTAATGATCCTAGCTTTACTCATCTTTATTTTTTTGGCGTTGACACTATCCCTCCGGCTGATGTCTTGGAAAGGCTACTAGCTCATAATAAAGATATTGTTGGTGGCGTTTATTGGGGTCGCCATGACACTAATAATGGCAAAGTTGATGGAGCAGTCGCATGGATACATGAGATGAGCTTAGAGAGGCAACGAGAGGCCTTCTTAGAAAGAAATAAATTAATGGTCGTTGATGGGATGGGAATGGATTGCGTATTATTTAGCCGGAAAGTTTTAGAGAAAATCTCTTGGTTATCTTGGGAGCAGAACGATGATGACTATCCGTATTATGATAAAGCTAAAGAAGAAGGCTTTTTATGTTATCTTGATACCAATATTCAGTGCCGCCATTATTTCAATGAAGATGGTTGCTCTTATCTCGCTGAAGTTGTCAAGAGATAACTTTACTAATATAAACAATTATGCTAATATAAGGATATGATGATATCGAAAGAAAATCAAAATCTAATTAATACTTGGAAAAAGCTACAAGAAAGTGAAGAATTTAAGCTTTTAACAAATAAATTAGATGAAATTATTAAAGAACAAGATTTAATCATAAATACTCTCGGAGCGGATTTTCGCAGGGCTTATACCGACAGAGATATAGCCATTGTGAAGAAAGATAATGCTCTTGAGATTAAAGACCTTCCGCAAAGAATGATTGATAGCTTATCTGGAACTGGAACGCAGCCGGTTGATAATCCAGATGCTTACGAAGATCCAAACGAGAAGCAGGAAGATTTAGATGACATGGATCAGGAATTTGAAGATGATTTATAATTTAATATGCTGTGAAAGCAGCACATAACTTTCAAAACTATGCCAGAATTAAATGAGTTGGCCAACGCCAACGCAGCTCTTAATCAGACAGTTGATGACTTATCCAAGCCTGAAAACGAGGCGGAATTGAATAAGGCATTAACAAATGAGCTTAACACGCAGGAAGGTGAAACACCTGCAGATAAAACACCTGACAATTCTCCTAAGCCGGAAGGCGACAAAGAGAAAACCCCAAGTGATGATGACAAGCAACCGGAAAAGGTTGACAAGATTAAAAATCTTTTGTCAAGTCGCAATGAAGCTAGAGATGCTGCTGCACAAGCAGAACTTGATGCTCAAGCGAAAGAACAAAGAATAAAAGATCTTGAGGCCGAAAACGAACGCTTGAAATCCGGTAACAAAGGGGAAGGTGATGATAATCAACCTTCTGCGGACGATAAGCCCTTAACAAAAGCTGAAGTTGAAAAACTAATAGCTGAAAGGGAAAGCAGTGAAACTAAAAAAGCTGCCGCCGAAAAAGCCGATGTTGCTGAAGTAGATGCATTAAAAGATAATAAAAACACTCCGAATGCTGAAGAATATCGTGAAGATATTTTATCAGTCATGAAGAAACATCCAACATTGACTGCTTATGCAGCCTATAAGATGCTTCAAGGAGATGGAATTATTCCCTTTGACGATGCATCCGCAAGCTCAAACGCTAGCAAGCTTAATACTGGGGACAAAACTAAGGCTAACCTCTTGAAGGATAAGAAGCCAGAAGATATGTCCGATGCCGAGCTTGAAAAAGCAGCTCGTGAAGTGGCGGCAGAAGGCGGAATTTAATCTTATTTTTCAAAAGCAAGTTAGCATTAGTTATTAATTAATTTTTTAACTATAACTTGCTTTTTTGTTGGAAACATCAAACTAGCATCCATAATACCAATATGGCCGCAGTAACTCGTAATGATTTGAATTCTGGAGTTTTACAAACATGGCTTAGTCGCCAAGTTTTAAAGAACTTTGAGCCAAATCTATATTTTTATAAGGCTGGTAAAAAGCCTGATACCCCTTCCGGTTATAATACAATCGGTTGGGCTAAGTTTACCCAGATCGCTGATACTTCTGTAACAGCAGGAACAACCTCAAACGATGGTGTAACTCCAGATGACACTGCTTTCAACGCAACTGTTATCACTGCAACTCCTGTCCAGTATAGGATTGTAGTTACCCTTTCCGATATGTTGATTGAATTAAATGTTATCAATTTCTTGACCGGTGCAGCAATGGAAGTCGGTATGGCTATGGCTCGTAAAATTGATAAGGTAGTCCAAACAACTATCATGGCTGGAACTAATGTGATCTATGGTGGTGGAAACTCCGCTAGAACACAACTTGATGCAACTGATGTTATGACCGCTAGTCTTTTAAACAAAGCTTCGGCTAAGTTGGAGAACTGGTATGCTCCTAAGATTGATGGCTTCTATGTCGCTTTTATTCATGCTTATCAGCTATATGACTTGCGAAACGAAAGTGGAGCAGGTAACTGGTTGGAAGTAAATAAATATGCTAGACCGGAACAAATCTTCAAAGGAGAAATCGGAATGTTAAATGGTATTCGTGTTATTTTAGCTCCTTTCATTCAGACTTTTGCTTCAACAGTAACTGTTTATCCAGCTCTAGTAGTTGGTGCAGGTGCTTATGGTGTTGCAGAATTCCAAACTTTAAGAAGTTATGTAACCGCCGCTGTTTCTTCTGATAGTGATCCTTTAGCTCAACGCAGAAAGGTTGGATCTAAGATCGCCTTCGCTGCTAAGAGATTGCAAGAGAATGCAATGATTAGAATTGAGACGGGGGCTACCGCCATCTAGTTTCAACTTAACAATAAAATAATAAAAATTTAATTGTTCCTGTCGGCTTAGCAATTCAGACCGCTAAAGCCGATAAGGTCTGAAAGCAATTATGATTACCAAGAAATGTTTCTCATGCGGTGCAGATAAACCGCTAGAAGAATTAAAAAAAGATACTAGGCGTTCGTTTGGGAGAATGAGTTTATGCAAGATATGCCACAATAAAAAATATTCAGAATATAATAAAAGAACAAGAATTCAACAGTGGGCTAGATTGCTCAACTGGAGAAAGAATAATAGACAGCATGTAAATTCTCAATCACTTAATTATCAACAAACAGAAGCAGGAAAAATCAGAAAATCAGCTAATGGTAAAGTCTATCACGCAATAAAAACTGGAAAGATAAAGAAAATGCCATGCGAAATTTGCGGAAACAAAGCACAGGCACATCACTCTGACTATGATAAACCGCTTAATATAAATTGGTTGTGCAGAAAGCATCATGCAGACTGGCATCTAAATAATAAGCCAAAAAACATATGACCTATGACAATATCGTGGCATTAGCTCTAACAATGTCGCACACAAAATCAGCTCAAGTTTCCGCCGCTAATCTCAAAACATTTTTTAATATTAAAAGAAAAGAACTTGCCAATGTTATTACTAAAGATGTTGACGAGGAATTTTTCTTTGAAATATGGAAACGAGATGCTATTGCTGATCAAGCAAATGGAGAATATCCCTATCCGAAAGCGGATGCAGAGAGTAATGGTATGTCAAAGCTTAAATCTTTTTATATAAAAGGTTATTCAACTGACTTGCAATATACTAAAGCTCGAGAAGTTAAGCTCGCTGACCTTCCTCATGACTGGGATTATTATTTACAATATCAACCGAAATCAGACCCAATTTATTTTATTGGAGATAATAGTTTTTTCGTTGCTCCTCAATTTGATGCTGCTGATTTGCCTGATACTCCATCTGGGAATGCTCAATTAAAATTAGCTGGCGTTCCAAAATTTATTGATCTTGATGCTGGTGCAACTGCTGCAACTATTTTAATCCCTGATGATAGCCATCACCGGATAGCTATTGGAATGAAGGAATTAATTTACAGAAGCAGAAATAAAACTGTTGAAGCTGACAAAGCCTTCAATGAATTTGAAGCAGAGAAATCAAAAATGGTTGATGAGTTAACAAATCGTGATAGCAGCCAGATGATTGCAACGATGCCAAACGATACTAATTTACAATATGGAGAATAAATATGGCTAAATACGGCGGATCAATTAAATATGGTGGTTTAGAAGCTGGAGGCCTCTATGGTGGTTATACTAGAGTTTTCAAAACACAGACTTTTATTTACAACATAATTAATGCAATTTCCAATACTTTAACATCTTC